CGCCAGCACCAAGGATGTTGTTAACCTTGAAGATTCTGTAGTACTGGTTCTGACGATTAGTGCCAGTGTCGTTACCAGGTGAAGTACCCACAAATGGGTTAGCAACCATACCGTAACGAGTTTTGAAACCAATCTTAGGTTGGAAAGTGTTCTCACCAACAGCACGAACCATAGTTAATGGAACGTATGGGCAATAGAACATACCAGCGTCATATGGGTTAGTACCACGGTAACCAACAGTTACATAGTTAACAGATGCATAAGGATCGATATAAACCTTAGTACGACCGTTAAGAACACCAGCAAAAGTATTACCAGTATCATCTACGTTCAAGTTAGTTGAAAGAGCTGGAGTATAATCAAGCATACCAGCAGCAACAAGTGCAGCAGCTACGTCTGAAGATACCATGATGAAGTTACCTTTACCGCGACGAGTTTCTTTAGCGATAGTGTTAGCTTCACGCTCGATTTGAACTAATAGACCTTTGTACTTCTCAACAGACCAACGACCATCAGCATCAGTATCCAAATCGAATACACCAGCAGCAGTTAGGTCAGATTGTTGACAACCAAGCTTAGCTTTAGAGTTGATAGTTCTAACAACTTCTCTGTTGATTTCCGCAAGGATTTCAGAAGAAAGGATGTTAGCTAACTCAGCTTCTGCGTCAAGACCGTGAATAGCTTTAAGGTCTTGTGCAAGTTCCATAGTGTACTCAGCTTTAAGAGCACGTGAACGAGCAGTAACAGTCGCTTTTTCGATGCTGAATGACATTTCACCGAAAGCGTTAGAAGAAGCATCACCTAGAGCTTCAGCTTCAGCAGTAGTCATACCACCACCAGTAGTTGAACCGTAGTCAGCACCACCAGTAATGTATGTGCCAGGCGAACTGTCATTAAGAACAGCAGGGTTAGAACCAGTCATTGCAGTTGAATTCAAGTCACCAGCAGCGTCATCATTAGAGAATGAAGAATCTGGTTCGTTGAACAATGCTTCTGTACCGTTTGAAGCCGCAAATCTTGACTTCATTGCAAAGATAAGACCAGTTGGGCCAGTCATTGGTTGCACAGAACATACGTCATACGCAATCAAGTTAGGCATAGCACGTCTTACTAATGAAATCAGAATTGGGTCGTAATTCTGTACAGTACCACCAGTAGAGTTAGTAGGTGCAGCTTCCGAAAGGAAAGATGCATCTTCTTTCATAGCTTTTTCTTGGTTTTCCAAGATGATTGAAGTAACGGCTTTTCTGTAATTATCCTTAATCTCAGGCAAATCTGGATGATTGAGGACTGGCTGCCACTTCTCTTGTAAGTTTTCTGAATTATACATTTGTTAATCCCCTTTAACTATATTAGTATTATTTATCATAATTTAATTCTTGACATTCTTAAAAGGTTCACCATCTCTCATGTACGGTGCAGACCTTTTAATAGCACTAGTATACGCAGCCATAGCGTCACTTATGTCAATCTCTTGAGTTTCCACTCCACTCTCTTCAGTAAGAGATTGGGATGGAGTTGACTTAGGGAAATAATTTTCCTTAAGCGTGTTAAGTTTTTCAACAAAAGAATCTTTGTCGGTAAACTCAACATCTTCAACCAAACTAGCAAATTTCTCTGATTGAGTCTCTGCAAGGTCAGATGAAACTTCTTTGATAACAGACTCACGAACTAACGCATCTTCAGACTGTTTCTTTTCAGTAAGTTTACCGATAGTCTCGTTTAACTTACCTTCTAATTCTTCAATCTTCTGTGCTTGTGATTCTAAGATATCATATTTTTCGTCTGGAACATCAATATAATGTTCTTCAAACAATGCCTTTAGACCAGTGATGAAATCTTCAGCAATCTCACCTTTGAGTCCTCTTTCAATTGCAAGTTCATTTTCTTTCATCCACTCACCTACAACGTAGTCAAGGTAACCATCTACCTTTTCTGCGAGTTCAGTTTTGAATGATTCCATTTCTTCTGCAACTTCTTGAGTCTTCTCAAGTTCAATTCTTTCCACCTCTGGACGAATTTTGGATTTAACAGCAGCTTCAAAGATAGTAGATGCTTTTTGTTTGAACTCTTCAGAAAGGTCTTCACCTTCTACGAGTGCATCAACATCTTCTTTAACTGAAATAGAAGCAAGTCTCTTTTCAATCGCCTCTTTGGCTTTTGCA